AAGATCATAATCGAACATATTATTAGAGCGGGTTTCAGAATCTGGAGTTATCTCATCTCCAGATCTTGTTCTTTTTGTTACATATGATTCTATAAAGTGAGACGATATCGGTATAGTACTAGTACTAGGTGTAGCAGCAAAAGCTGTAATAACACTAGTATATGTCAAATCGTCAAATATTTGATGTTGAAATATACCCTCATCAAATATCGCACTCAGAGCCGATACGCTGGAAAATGTAGTAGCGGGTATTGTAGAAGTAGCTATATACATAGTAGATCTATCTTCAAAGTAATATCCTGCTTCAGGAGCAGTTATTTTATTATCCACTTTATCCTGGATAGTTAATGTAGGATTAGTTAATGTAAACAAATGATCTAACCGTAAGCCTACATTTGCTTCATATAAATTAGAGTCAAATACCAAATACTCTTCCGTATAACCAGCAAATTTTGAAAACATCTCAGCCGCAATAGAGATATTTTCAAATAATTGATCTTGATGTAGTTCAACTTGAACGAGAGGCGCTCCTAAAGATCGAACAATTCTATCTGCTAATCGATTGAATGTATCAATCTTATTATTTAGATTTGTTGTCTGGAACGCAGATACCGGTGTAATATTACAAGCCATTGTTATATCTATTTAATGTAACAGTGACTCTTTGATGGTAAATACTACAACTCTGGAGCCTCTACTGTTTCGACCTCACCCGATATAGGTTCGTCTACTATAGCATCATCTGAATCTAGATTGCCAGGACCACCTCCAAAAGCAGGTGGTCCTCCTGCTCCTAGATCTCCACCACCCATACCCATATCACCCATCGGTTCTTCTCCAGCCAATTGGTCAGCCTGAGCAGCAATTTGCTTCTCCCAGTCGGGCCCTAATGATTCAATCTGTTGCTTCTCCCATGTAAATGAGGCATCGGCTCTCATATAACTTCGGTTTGCAAGTATATCCCTATCATCCCAACCGAGATATTTTTTCTGACAATAGGTAGGAGATACCAGTTCCGAGCTGGCCATATTATTGTAGTTATCAGCTTTTATTCCTAATTTTTGAGCTTCACGTAGCTCATAGAAGTTTGAAGGGGGGTTGAACTCGAGGAATATATCATGCTCCTTCATATCTAAATCCTTCCAGGCTCCGATCATTTTTAAATGAGTTATAAATCCCAGCTTTAACCCACCTGCAAATTTTCTCTGCAACCTAACAACAAACTTTGCGAATTTTAATTCCTCTCTAAGCATCGCACTTGAATCTGTTAATGTAGATTCTGCTTCTAATCTGTTGGTAGGTACCTTAAGAGCTTTATATAATTTCTTAACAAAATACATTAAGTCAGCTAACTCACCTAAATTAGCACCTCCCTCTAACTGACTGACCTCTGTACCTTCGGATCCAGCTCTTTTTGCAAACCAGAAAGCATCTAGCATCGATTGTGGGTTAAATTTATTAACAATATCGCCTTGATTGCCATCAAATGTTTTTGTGGACCAATATTGCGACATTAGCTTTCTAAGGTACTGCTCAGCTTTAGGCGGTGACATAGTACCGACATCTACATTAAATACTAACCGTTCAGGCGCTCTGACTAATCTATATATAAGTATAGCATCCTCAATTAGAGATAATTGTCTATATGCTCTTCTGGCATTTTCAATAAAGGGCATCTTAATAGATTTATTTTCATTCCAAATACCACTATCCGAATAAACAATCTGATTAGAGTCAAGAGGTATAAATTCGAAGTCTTCACCCTGAATTAATTTATCTGGCTCCATAATAGGCTTTCGATATAAGAAGCCCTTTATTAACATATTTTGTATATTAGTATAAATAGGGTCTATTAATTCAGATGGGACTCTTACAATACCTAACACCCCTTCAGCTGGGTGCTTTGAGTGCATAATATGCTCAAAATATACTTCCCCTTCGATTAATACGTCTCGGAAATAATTCCAACCTTTATCATCTAACTCGTAGTACTGAATGTACTTATGAAATTCATCAGTTAACTGAGTTTTTAACTCAGCGCTGAGCTCAGTCTCTAATCTATTATCGATATGCAACTTAACTATCTCACCCTGATCATCTATGTTGATTATCTCATCACAAATCTCATCTAATGCATCAGAAACCTCCGCAAAGGCGGCCATTACTCTATAATCTTGTATTCTGGAATCTTTATCCTTCTGTACATTAGCGTACATCATCTCGCTAAAGTTACTATCAGCACCAATTTCGCCTACACCTTGCTCATTATAATCATTAGATTGTGAGATTGAATGTTTAGAGAGAACTTCTGCTCTCCGTGACCCCATATTTTCAAAATATTTAAATTTTGGGTTTGTCTCTGATGTGAGGTCTATTGCACTATACCCAGAGTATGGTAGTTTTGCTGCAACATAATTCATTAAGTTGCGACCGAAAGTTGATTCTTTTCCTGATCCAGTAAAATTCTTAGCCATCTATTATATATTTATTAGGGTTTTATGAAATGACCAGCTATACTTTCGTATGATGTAAACCAGCCAGCTGGCGTAACTACAACTATATCAAATTTACCTGAATTATTTAATTCGTTAACTATATCAATTTCTAAAATATTATCGGTTACAACCCTATATGAACTCAATGGTATTATCGCTGCTGTTAAATCTGGGAAATAATCAAACCCAGAAAGGGATGTATTGTTGCCATAAAAATTATTACCACCACTAAGCATTACATAATCTATTTCCTCGAATCTCGTACCATATAAAACTATACTACCAGGGGTACTAATAGTGTAATTAGTATTAGTTATATTAATTGCCTTTGATCTATCTTCCGGACGGAAATAAGCGTTTGTTATAGTTGGTGTCCCTGACAATGTTATAGTATCTAATACTGAATTACTTCCAGATAATGTATTATAACTATCGTATGTAATATAATTGCCTGCAGATAATGAGTTGTTACTATGGAAATTAGATTCTATATAATATATATGATTTAGCGGATCTACCTCTTCTTTAAATAACCAACCTTCTATTCTAAAGGAAGTATCCGCTGTAATTACTGATCTTGAAGCGTGATTTATATCCACGGGGTAATCAAACGTGGTAGATCCAGACCACTCAACCTTCGAGTTTATAATCATTCCTGCTGGTAGGCCCATTGCTTCTGGTACCTTCCATGATATCATTATATATGGGTTCGCGTAAGCAGCAAAGTTACTTACAATTTGATCAAGATCAGACTGATATGACGTCAATATAGACATATTAACATCAATATCTATAGGCACCGCGGGAGGAATTCTTGCAGATGATGTTGCATTCTGCCCGGGGTATCTCGTATTAGGGTATGTAAAACCTTCAGCCTTATTAAAGGAACGAGATGCATTTCTAGTAATACCTCCCATAGTTACAGCGACTATGGGTAAATTTAAATTTTGCGATCTATTTTCTAGGTCATGAATTACTCGACGCTTAGGGGAATACACATATGCAACCGCTATTGTATCCCTCTCTTCTCTATCTCTATTATACCTGCCGATTACTACATCATCAAAAGCCGCAATGAATTGCGCAATTATATCTTTTGTCTCCCAATGAAATGCTCTATTTTTCACTACTTATATTTAGTTAATGAATCCGTTCTAGGAATGATTCTGGGATTTTGTTTTTCGATCTATTAATTACGGCGGCGGCTGTACCATCTAATATATATGTAGTACACCAATCATCTTGACTTCTACTACCTCTTCCAGAGGACTGTACTAACGTACTTAGCATCTTGTTTGTATACCAATCACTATCAACCTCAAACAACGCTTTGACACGTGCATCTCCAAGCGGTAGATATGGTAATTTTACTATAATCTGAAATCTGGCTAAATCATCCTTAAAATCAACACCATGTGTAATCGACGGGCTGACAACTACAGTTGGTAGCTCTGATAATGTATGAGATAAAATTAGTTTTTCATTATTGTTATCTTGAAATCTGAATAGAAAACGATCACCTAGTAAATTATCACGTAAATAGTCTGTAATTCTCCCAGTGTGAGTATGAATAGCGCCTTTTTCTTCTCCATGAAAATCACATATATCTTGGATTGCTTTTGTTACCTTCGGTAGATTAGCTTGGAGGTTTTTATAATTTAATTTAAATTTATTAGAGATATGAATAGGGGACTTCTCACTAAGAAAAGTAGACTTAGCCTCAACAAATTTATATCGTTCAATACCTAGAGACTTTGCAAAATGTTGAGGGTCAATAATAGTAGCAGACATTAATAATATTTTTTTACCATATTTAAATATCTCAGAGCTTAAGGCTGATACATACAATGGTACAATATTAAGATTACCCTCAGTAATAGATAGCACATACTCACACTCGCTCCAGGAGTTTATAATTAAATTTATCTTATCACTCATCCTCAGCAAGGCTCTATATTTAGAAACTGCTGATTCTGTTTTTGTATTTGATTGAACTATAACTTTGTATTTATCTAAGCTATCTACAATATCTGCTTCAAGTGTTACTAGCCAATCGTAGAAATTTTTATAGTTTGTGATCTTAGGGAGCTCTGGGGATGGTATCTCAAGATATTTTAAAGTCTTAGAATTTAATGATAGTGAAAAATGTTGTACTAATTGATCCTCTATTTCACTAGCTTCATCGCATATTATATACTCCTGATTCTTAAGATGATCAGGCAATGCCATAAACATATTGTAATTATATATCGAAAACTTACTTGTTAGGGATCTATTACGTTGAGAA